TTAACAGAGGTGGATTAGATACAGTAGTACGTCCTGAAAAGAAGTTAACTCAAGCAAACAGAGATACTTTATATCAAGGTAAAGTAAATCCAATCGCAGTATTCCCTAACACAGGAACAGTAGTATTTGGTCAGAAAACATTACAGAAAAAAGCATCTGCATTAGACCGCGTAAATGTAAGAAGGCTGTTAATTGCCCTTAAATCATTTATTGGACAAGTTGCTTCTAACTTAGTGTTTGAACAAAATACTATTACTACAAGAAACAACTTCTTAGCTCAAGTAAATCCATATTTGGAATCAGTTCAACAAAGACAAGGAATATTTGCCTTCAAGGTTGTAATGGATGATACAAACAATACACCTGATGTAATCGATAGAAATCAGTTAGTTGGTCAGATTTTCTTACAGCCAACTAGAACAGCAGAATTTGTTGTACTTGATTTCAACGTGTTACCAACAGGAGTTGAATTCCCATCTTAAAAACGTAACTTAGTAATATTTATAAACAAAATATAAAATGGCAGTATTAGATTCGAACGAAATTTTCTTCACAGCATTTGAACCTAAAGTAAAAAATAGGTTTATTTGTTATATTGATGGATTTCCTTCTTACATCCTCAAAGGAGTAGCAGCAGTTACTATCGATAATGGAGAACAAGTATTAAACCACATTAACGTTTACCGTAAAGTAAAAGGTAAGTCAAAGTGGGGTGATGTACAGTTTACATTATACGATCCAATTACTCCTTCAGGTGCTCAAGCAATGATCGAATGGATCAGATTACACCACGAATCCGTAACAGGTAGAGATGGTTATTCTGATTTCTATAAGAAAGACATCACATTCAACGTACTTGACCCAGTTGGTTCAATTATCTCAGAGTGGGTTATGAAAGGTGCTTTCATTAAAACCGCTAATTGGGGAGATTATTCGTACGATGAAGATGGTACAATCCAAAACCTTACAATGACTGTAGGTATGGATTACTGTGTATTGAATTTCTAATACTTCGCTGCTACCTTAGGTAGTTAATAAAAAACCCTAACCATTAGTTTGGTTGGGGTTTCTTTTTCCCGTATATTTATAAACAAAATGTTTTATGTCTGAACTAAAGTTCCCTACAGAAATTATAGATTTACCCTCAAAGGGTTTACTCTATCCCAAAGAAAATCCATTGTCTTCAGGTCAAGTTGAAATGAAATACATGACCGCTAAAGAAGAAGATATTTTAACCAACCAAACATACATTGAAAAAGGCGTTGTATTAGACAAGCTTCTTGAGTCTTTGATCGTTTCCCCGATTGATATAAATGACTTGCTTATAGGCGATAAAAACGCGATTCTAGTGGCATCTAGAGTGCTGGGTTATGGTAAAGACTATGAGTTCACTTATGGTGGTGAAAAACATGAAGTCGATTTATCTTTAATCGATAACAAACCTTTAAACGAGGAGTTATTTAAAAAAGGAGTAAACAATTTTGATTTTACTTGCCCATCTTCAGGTACTAAAGTTACCTTTAAATTACTTACTGGGCATGATGATAAGAAAATCGATGAAACTCTAGCAGGTTATAAAAAACTAAACAAAAATCACTCCCCAGAATTATCTACTCGTTTAAAATTTTTGATCACATCAGTAGAAGGTGATTCAGAGCAAAAAACAATTAACGATTTTGTAGATAACTATCTTTTAGCTCGCGATTCAAGAGCATTAAGAGAATATGTAAAAGAAATCCAACCTGACGTTGATCTCACATTCGTTGCCCCGAATGGTGAGGTAGTCAACATTCCTGTGGGATTAAGCTTTTTTTGGCCTGATCTCTGAGATAATCCCTCAGTTTAGGATTAATGTTTTTAAACAAATTCATGAAATAGTTTTTCATGGGAAAGGAGGATATGATTATTCTACAGTGTATAATATGCCTATTTGGCTTAGAAAATACACTTTCTCCCAGATTAATGAATTTTATGAGAAAGAAGCTAAGGCATACGAAGATGCTTCTAAAGGTTCAAACACTCAAACAGCTATCGATACAGATGGTAAGGTAAATCCACAAGCATTCCAACAAAGTAATGCTGTAAAAAACAAGCCAACATATTCAACAAGGGCATCTAAAAAGTGATGCCCTTCAATATTTATAACAAAATACTAGTTTGGCTGCACAACTTTCACCACAAGAATTACAAAAGTTAGTTCAAGATATTCAAGCAAATCTTGCCCAAATAACTGGTGCACAGAAAAGAATATTTGAAAATGCCTTGAATGCCGCAAAGGGTGCATCAGATGAAGCTGAACAACTTAATTTTTTATTAGAGCAAACCTCACAACACATTGATAAAGTAAGAGGTAGTTTAAGTTATGTTTATGAATCCTTTAAAGATTCCGTTAATGAACTTTCTAAACAAAATTCTTACTTAGTAACCCAAAGACAAGCATTAAGTAAACTTTCTTCTATTGCCCAAGATACTTTATCTATTAGAAGAGGAGATAGTGTTTTACAAGATAAAAAGTTTCAAAAATCTTTAGATGAAGTTAAAATACGAAAAGAAGAATTAGACCTTGTTAGAAGGAAAGGAGGTTTACAAGGTAATGATTTAAAAAACATCGAAGACCAAATTAAAAAAACAGGTGAGCTTCTTCAAAGTATGAAAGAAGTTCAAAAGGTTGATGATGAAACTTTAAAAAAATTAGGAGCTATCCCCAATCTAGCTTCTGGAATAGATAAAGCATTATCCAAATTAGGTTTACCCCCTTTAGGATTTGAAGATGCCCTAAACAAAACTAGAATGCTTGCCCAAGAGGCACAAGGAATGGGGGAAGAAATAAATGCAACTTCTGCATATTTTGGTTTTCTAAAAGAAAATCTTTTAGAAGTTTTTACCATAGCTAATTTAATACAAATTTCTTTAGTTGCTCTTATAGATGCTCTTAAGGGGGCAGATCAATCAGCAGGGGAGTTAGCTAAATCATTTGGGACATCCTATAATGAAGCTTTAGGTATTAGAAATGAACTTCTTTTCGTATCTAATACTACTAATGATATAAATGTAAATACTAAATCTTTACAAGAATCATTAGTAGCTATAAATAAAGAGTTTGGAACCGCTACTATGTTCAGTGGTGAGATACTCACAGACTTCACTCAATTAACTAAAGTAGCTGGAATTTCGGTTGAAGCCGCAGCTAGATTATCTAAAATTACAACAGCAACCGGAGGTGATTTATCAGATAATACTGCCCAAATATTAGGACAAGCTACAGCATTTAATATAGTTAATGGTTTAGCATTAAATGAAAAAGAAATTGTAGAAGATGTATCTAAAGCATCATCAGCAATTACTCTCTCAATGGGAATGAGTGTAGGTGAACTTACTAAAGCAGTAGCCCAAGCTAAAGCATTTGGTTTAGAACTTGCACAAGTAGAACAAATACAAAATTCTTTATTACAATTTGAATCCTCTATTGAAGCAGAATTAGAGGCTGAGTTATTATTAGGAAAAAATATTAATTTAGAAAAAGCAAGACAAGCTGCTTTAGATAATGATTTAGCTACTTTAGCAAAAGAAATAGCAGAACAAGCAGGTTCAGCAGCAGATTTTGCTGATATGAATGTAATCCAACAGGAAGCTTTAGCTAAAGCTGTTGGTATGACTAGAGATGGCTTAGCAGACTCATTACTTCAACAAGAAGCATTAGCAGCAGCTGGGATGAAAGAAGGAAGTGCAGCCGAAGCTTACAATGAATTAAAAAAGCAAGGTCTCTCAGATGATCGAATTGCTGAAGAGTTAGGAAGTAAAAGATTAGCACAACAATTAAAATCCCAATCTAATCAAGAAAAATTTAATGCTACTGTAGAAAAATTAAGAGAAATATTCGTTTCTTTAGCAGATCCTATATTAAAAATAGTTACCCCTTTTATGGATTTAGCTGCAACTATATTACCTTTGGTAAATATGGCTTTATTACCTATTACTGAAGGAATTACTTATATAGTAGATAGTACAAAAGCTCTTATAGATGCTCTTAGGGGAAATAATAAAGAATTAACCGTAATGCAAGGAATAGTAGGTAGTATTGCTTCTCTTTATCTTATTATTAAAGGTAGGGCATTAGCTATTCAAGTAATTGAAGGAGTTAAACTAGCCATTCAAGCTAGAAAAGTATCTTTTCTCGAAAGAGAAATGCTTCTTGAAGGGAAAGGATTAGCTAAATCAATAGGTCGCGCTATTTTTAATATTTTTAGCTCTTTTGCTAAAATTCCAATGGGTATTGGATTACCTTTAGCAGGAATAGCAATTGCTGGAATGTATTCTTTATATAATAAATTTAAAACAGCAGATGATCTATTCTCCCCAGGCTATGGTAAACGCACCTTAATGGCCCCAGAAGGTGCAATAGCGTTAAATGATAAAGATACAGTAATAGCAGGTACTGATTTAGGAGGTGGTGGAGATGGAAACACTCAATCAATCAATCTTTCTCCATTAATCGAAAGAATGTCTGCTGTTGAAAATGTTTTAGTTCAAATTTTAAATAAAAACGTTGATGTTTACCTAGATTCAGATAAGGTAGGTACTTCATTCAATGTTAATACTGTCAGTGTTCAATAATATTTATAAATAAAATGGCATTACTAGATAAAGTCTCAAAATTTAGCTTACCTACATCACCTAATTCTAAAAAAGTAAGTGGGAAATCACAATTGCTTAATCAAGCAACCTCAATTGTCCCCAATTCCCCACTTAATAACCCTAATTCAACCACTAAGTTGAATCAATCCCCCGTAATTGAAAATAAATCACCTATAGGACAAGTTGATTCAGCCAAATTAGGTCAATCTCCATCAATTAAAAATCAATCACCAATAGGTACAGCCGCTTCTGATAAGTTAGGACAATCTCCTGTAGTTAGAAGCAATTCACCTGTTGGACAAGCTAAATCAAGTAAAACTTTACAAACTAATAGTTCATTTTTTAATGTAGGTAAATCATCTCAATTTTCTAGGAGTGGAATGATCAAATCATTTGCTGGTACAACTTCACCCGGCGCATCTGTACCACCACCCCCACCACCACCACCTACAGCATATGAATTATTTGTAACTAGAACTACTACAGCTGGGGCAACACAGGAGAATTTATCTCAAATTCAATCCTTCTTTAATAATGTTAATACTCTTAGTATTTAATGGCTTTAATAGATCTAAAATCTAGATTAAGTGAATTAAAGTATGGTAAAGATAAACCTGGAGGGGGAAATTCTAACCCTCCCCAACCTTTTATCAGAATAAGCCCCCCAAATGGAAGATTTGCGAAATCTCCTGATTTTTTACTTAGGAATGGATTTTTAAACCCTGTTTCAGTAGGATTAGATGTAGCAAGAATTTCCCAATTCTTCCTTTCCCCAGAAGGATTTTTATTTATAGGTAAACAACTTGCTTTATCTAAAACAGATGTTAAAACACAAACAAGTAATCTTAGAAAGAAATATCTCCCTTTAAATACTTTAGGACAAATAGGAGCCTCATCAATAGGTCTTCATTTAGATCGAGATATAGGAGAAGAATTACGTTATTCTAATGTTGTTAAATACTCTCAACCTACTGATCAAAATAGATTAGTAGAATTTTTTAATGATCATATCACTGTAGAAGATAATAGTGTAAATTTATATTCTTATGATGGTGGTCCTGGACCTGGTTCTAACGCTGGATTTGGAAAAACAAATATTAAAATTGTCTCTCCGGAACAAAGAACAGGAGTAAATAATCCTAAGTTTGGGTTAGTATTTTTACCAAATCAACAATTACCTAAAACAGAAGGTTTAGGTGCTACTAAATTATTTAATAAATCTGATATTGAATTTTCAGATGTATTTTTAGTTCGAAAGAAATATCAATCCAATATAACAGAAAACCCAGTTTTAGGTAAAGCCTCAACTGATAAACCTAATAATAACCAAGTCTATACTAAAGATAGTGATGGATCTTTATCATTAGACAAACAAGCACTTGACCCTGATCGCCAACCAAAACAAGGTTTACCCAAATTTACCCCAAAACCCAATACATACGATCCCATTAACGGGAAAACCTCTAGAGTAAATTATAGTAGATCACCCGGTGAAAAAAACCCCGATGGCCTTAACTCATTTAATTACTCAGCTACCGATAGACCACCTTTAGATAAAATTAACTCAGAACCTATTTATAGGTCCACAGATACTAAACCAAGAGCAGGTAATACTTTAAATGATTTTGTGAATTTTAGAATTGCTGTTATAAACAATACAGATCCTACTATAAAGGATTTTATTCATTTTAGAGCATTCTTAAATACATTTACGGATAATTATACTGCCCAATGGGATGGAGTAAATTATCCTGGTAGGGGTGAAAAGTTTTATAGGTATGGTGGGTTTGATAGAAAATTTTCTACATCTTGGACAGTATATGCTCAATCAAAAGCAGAACTTATACCAATGTATCAAAAGCTAAACTTTTTAGCATCAACTTTAGCTCCTGACTATGGAACAAATGGATTTATGAAGGGTAATCTAGTCCAATTAACATTAGGAGGTTATCTATATGAACAACCAGGTGTAATCACTTCATTAACATATACAGCCCCAGAAGATTCTCCGTATGAGACTGCAATAAATGATGATGGTGTTGATGAAAGTGTAAAACAACTTCCTTTTAGAATTAATGTAAGTTCATTTGAATTTATACCAATCCACGAGTTTAGACCTGAAAGACAAGGTACTCAACTTGATAATAAGAGATTTATCGCCTTAAGTGATGGAAGTACAACTAATTATTAAAAATGGCTAATCGTTACAATACAATACCACAAACCAGAATTGAAGGAAAGCGTGTTTATCAAAACGTTAAATATCCTGATATTCCGTTATCTGAAAATGACATTTATGTGCAATCATCTCAAGGAGATAGATTTGATATTTTAGCACAACAATATTATAATGATTCGTCTTTATGGTGGGTTATTTCTTCCGCTAATAATGATCTACCACAGGATTCTTTAGTAATACCTTTACAACAACAAATTAGAATACCTGCAAACCCCTCAGTAGCAATTGAATTATTTGAATCTTTAAATTCTTAAGTTATGGGAAATTTATTAGGAGAAAACTTCCCAGAATTCGTAAAGAAACAAGTAGAAACTCGTCAAGAGGTATATGGGAGAAGATCAAGAAGTCCACAAGATTTAGAATATCTAAATAATAAATCATCTTGGATTAAATTAGGATCCGCAGTTGACATAGATCCCGAATCTAAAAAATATAAGGATTTAGGCATTCCTGAAGGGTTTGGTGGAGAAAAATTAGCTAAAGCTTTAGTATTATTTAATGGTTCATCTTCAGGAGGTAATAATAATTTTAAAGGTATAGCTAGAGATGGGTCTATTATTAATACTTCAACCTATGGTTTTGGTGGGTTAGATTTTGGTTTAGTACCTATGCCTGGTATTAAATCAGTCTCTACTAAATACAAAAATAGAGGATCTTTAAGGGAAGCTACTATTAATTTAGTAGCATACAACAGAAAACAATTTGAAATAATTGAAATCTTATATTTAAGATTAGGTTATACTCTTTTATTAGAATATGGATACGATAAGTATCTAAATAAAGACCAAGAATTAGTAGATCAAGGTTCTAGCTTAATGGGAAAATTTTTAAATAGAAAATATACAACTTTCTATGAGGTTTTAGATGACATTAGAGAAACAAGAGCAAACAAAGATGGTAACTATGATGGGTTTGTTGGTAAAGTAAAAAACTTTAATTGGACTTTTAACAAAGATGGTTCTTATGATATTACTATTGTTTTAGTATCAATGGGAGATATTATAGAATCCCTAAATGTAAATGTACTTAAAAATCCTCCATCTGATACCGAAAAAAATGATGTTGAAGAAGTAGAAACTACCCAAGAATTAGTAGAGTCTGTAAAAAACACTAATGAATTTGCCTCAATATTTAACCAAAAAATTAAAGAATTAAATACTAGTATTGGTGCTAGGGGTCAATTAAAATCTGGGTTTATCAAAAATGATAAAGGAAGAGTTACTTATGTAAGTTATTATTATAAATCTATAGATAGACTTTACTATATTAGATTTGATGAATTGTTAAAAACACTACAAGATAATATAGTATTTACAGTTGGTAAAAATAACACACAAAAACCGTCTCTAACATTTGATACAGACATTGAAAAAAATTTAATGTGTGTCAGACCAAGAACCTTCTCTACCGACCCCAGAATATGTAGTGTTGATAATTCTTTTGAAATTAAAGATAGTGAAGTTCCTCGTTTAACAGGAAAAACTATTTATTTTAATGATTTTCATCTAGAACAAGAAACCTCAGATTTTTCTACATTTACTTTTAAAGAAAAATTTGATAAGGGAGAAGCCATTTATGGAAGAATAATGAATATGTTTATAGAAATGGGATTCATTTTAAAAGTTATTAAGGAAAATATAGATGATGAAGGAAAATTATCTATACTTGATTTTTTAAATCCCATTTGTAGTGGAATTAATGAGTCTTTAAGTAATGTATGTGATTTAGAACCTGTAATTGATGAGGAATTAAATATTGTACGAATTATAGAAAATAAACCTTTACCTTATAAAGATGAATTACTAAAAAAATTAGGATTAGAAAAAGAACCAACAGTGTTTGAAGTTTATGGATACAATCCTACTACTAAAGAAGCAGGTTTTGTAAAAGATTTTGGTTTTAAAACAGAAATTTCAAATGCATTAGCTACAACTATTACTATTGGTGCTCAAGCAAATGGAACTGTTAAAGGGGAAGATGCTACTGCATTTTCAGCATGGAATGAAGGATTAACAGATTCTATATCTTTAGAAAAAAACGACCCAGGTGCTACTACCCAAACCAGCACTACATCAAGTGCAGAGGTAGATCTTGATAGACTTAATGAATTAAAACAACAAAGACGAGAGTTAATAAAAGATTATCATCAATCCTTACTTTTATATGGGAATATTAAACAACATGACCCATTCCAAAAGGATGCATCTGATAAAACAATAGATAATATTAAGTCTTTTAGTAAAAGTATAAGAAATTTAAATGATTTAATAGGTAATCTACAAGAAAGTTCTGATAAAAAAGATACTAAAGAACCAAAATCATCTACCCCCCAAATAGGTTTTATACCTTTAAATTTATCTTTAACTATGGATGGTTTAACCGGTTTTAAGATTTATCAACAGTTTTTTGTGAATCAAAGAGTATTACCTCCTAATTATCCTCAACATTTATATTTTTTAATTAAAGGTATAACCCATAAAGTAGATAGTTCGGGTTGGGAAACTACTTTAGAAACTCAATCTATTCCTAAAAATGTTACTATAGTTGAGGAAGAAAAAATAGAAAAAGATAACTCAGTAAATCCTCCCCCATCAGATAACAGATTTGTAGATGATGAAATCACAGAAACTGATATTATAGAATCTCCCCTTAAAACTTCATACCCTGAACTTCCATTTGTTTCACCCCCACCACCCCAAACATTATTACCTTACCAAGAGGCAGTTCAGATCCTTTCTGAAATTACTGATATTAGTACCGCTAGAGCAGTTTTTGCTATAATGTTTGCCGAGGCTAGTAAAAATCCTGAACGAACAGCATTTAAATCAGCTGGAGGATTTAATTACTCCGGAACCCAAACAGATGCAGGAAGATGGGGTAACTCAGAATATATAACAGGTAGATTCGCTAGAAGAGATGCCGTAAGAGTGAGGGAATTTGCTATATTTGAAAGTAATAGAGGATTCTTAGAATTTATGGCATTAAGAGTAAAAGCTAAAGAAATCCCAGGAATTGATGCCGATAAATGGACCAGAAAATATATTGACAAATGGTGGTCTCCATCTAATAAAGCTCAATTAGTTCAAGGAACCCCAAAATATGAGAATAAAAAGAACATTTTCTTATCAGCTGATAAAAGATTTGATAGATTTTTAGCATAATGTATTTCCCTAAATCATCCACAGTAAATAATTTATACTCTAATGGAGAACTTGTTAATGTACAAACAAGGGAAATCTATACAGGGTATTATTATGAAACCTATAATGAAAAATATTTCGCAGGAAGAGATCCAAATGATTTAAAAACCCAAATAGAATTAGAGTTTATCCCTAAAGAAGATGGTGGTGGAGGATTTCTACCTCCTCCAACAACAGATTTAAGATTCTCTACTAGAAATAATATTAATTATTCTAATTTAAAGGGAGAACCAATACAGTTAGAACAACTACAACCCTTCCCAAACTTTTTACCCCTCCCTACCCCCCAGGATTATCAAATAGGAGAATTCCAAAGATACTTTGCTAAAAAAATAAATGAGGAAAAATACACAGAGATTTCTTTAACTACATTTAACGAGTTAAAAGCACAAGATCCAAAATATTTTTTCTCTCAATACATTCAATTTTCTTTACCTTGGAAACTAACAGGGGAAAAAGAACAAGTAGCTAGAACAAACAAAAACATAATTGAATTAACCGAGAGACAAAACAATGTATTTTTCCTTGGAAGATTCCTAAAATTTAATTACCTTCAGTTTTATAAAAACTAGGTTATGTTTTGGTTAGTAGAGACTCCTGAACAATTTGAGGAGCTACGTTATAAAGGTTTTAAACAAGTGTATTTAGAGGTAGTCCCTTCTTTAGATTACATTAGTTGTATTTTTATAGCTACCCCTCAAGGAAAATATATTTTATCAATTGACCATTCCGAGGCTTTATCTCTAGAGATAGATCCGGTTTTAGAATGGTTAAGGGGAATGGAAAAAATACAGGTGAAAAATAAGGTAGATACTATACAATATTTACCATTTAAAAATATAGAGGATATTTCAATGCAAACATCCCAACCCACCATACTTCCATCCATATTTCAGGATATACAATCAAGAACACATAACATAAACTATACAGCGCCTATATCAAAGGTATTTGAAAAATGCGATGCAGCCTATGAGAAGGTAAAACACTTACAATATAAACAATATTATGACTTCTATAACACTAAAGCATCAATCGTGTTCGGTGCCCTCTCTAAAAATGGTATACCAATTGACACAAAACTATTCGAGGACAAATATGAGTATAAACCACCCTCAGATCAAATTTACCCCGAATACAACTTTAAGACAGCAACCCGCAGACCCTCTTGTTTATACAACGGTATAAACTTTCTAGCGTTAAATAAAGAGGATGGTTCACGGGAGGTGATAAAACCAAAGAACGACTGCGTTATAGAAATAGATATTTCGGCTTATCACCCCACCATTTTGGCTAACCTAATAGGTTATAATTTTGGTGGAGAAAACATTCACCAACACTTTGCTAATCTATACGGAGTAGATTATAAAAAAGCTAAAGAGCTTACATTCAAACAACTATATGGGGGAATATTTGAAGAATACAAAAACATAGAATTTTTTAAACAAGCCCAAGCTTTTATAGATAAATTATATCAAAAGTATAACCAACAAGGCTATATAGAGTCTCCTATATCAAAATGGAGATTCGAAAAGGAAATTCTGGGGGAAATTAAGCCTCAAAAATTATTTAATTATTTATTGCAAGAGATAGAAACATCCCAGAATATTGGATTGATGTGGGAAATATTTAAAACTTTAAATGGAAAAAATTCTTATTTATTTTTATACGTTTATGATGCGTTTGTCTTCGATTGGGATACCAAAGAGGATATTGAGGAAGTGGTTTCGATATTTAAAAAACGTGGTTTGGTAACCACTATCAAAACAGGAGAAACGTATAATTTGTAATATGTATAACAAAATATATGTTATGAATAAATTATATTGTACCTTTGTAGAAGAAGATCAAATTGAATCTAAAATTGAGGAATTAGGTACGCATTATTCTATCTTGAATAATAAGGTTTTCGCTTTGTACATTAAATCAACTAATGAATACGCTTTAACCTATAATATCGATAGGCAAGTAAATAGTGCTATTCCAACTAATACTATTTTAGTCCACAGGAAAAAAGAATCAAATACACTTTATACAATCAATGCTTTAAACGTGTTGATTAAAACTTTAAATGGAGGGGTAGTTGATACTAAATTCCCAATCCAGTGGGTCCATTATAGAAATTGTATTTTACTTACAAACCATAATGATCTAAAGCAATTAAATACAAAAGTCTATAAAATCTTTGAATTATGAAACTATCTTACCTTTTAATAGAAACTCTAAACGAAGCCTCTATTGCCCAACTTCAATCCCAGTTTGTAGATACAAACAAAGTCTCACAAGAAGATTTTGACCAAATCAAAGATGCTACAGGTGGGAAAGGAGCTTACGCTACTTGGATGACTAAAAAAGTAGCAGACAAGTTCTTAAAAGTTGAAGACATGTATAAATGGAAAGAATATTTTCAAATATTCGACAGGAGAAAAAAAGAATTTAAATCCCCTGATATCAACTCCTATAAAACCACTGATGATATTTATCAGTTTGTTAAAAAAGCTATTGAACTTAAGAATCAAGAAGATAAAGATTCAACAAAGAAAAAAGGTGTCTCTAAAACAGATAAATTCTCCGATCTTAAAATTGGGGAGGTAGATGGATTTGAAGTATATGAAATCCCAAAAGGAAGAAAAGACCTATACAATACCTCTTGTGAACTAGGATCCGGAACAGAATGGTGTACAGCAACAGGAAACACTTCAAACTACTTTAAACAATACATAGCTGATGGACCACTTTATATCTTTATGAAACCAGGATCAGATGAGAAATATCAATTCCATTTTGAATCAGGTCAATTTATGGATAAAAATGATCAATCTGTAGTATAACGTTATGGCTAACATATACAACCTATTCAAATTTCTAGAAAAAAAGAGAGGAACTAAAACTCCTCTTAAAGTTAAATTCATCTATGCCCCTGATGAGCTAACGGATGAGGAGTTGAATGTGGAAGGTCTTCTTGACTTAGATAATTCCTCACTCACCTCTTTACCTGATGGATTAAGAGTAGGAGGGCATCTTTATCTTTCAAATTCCTCAATTAACTCACTACCTGATAATTTGAAAGTAGGAGGAGATCTTTTTCTTCCAGGTACCCCAATCACCTCTTTACCTAATAACTTAAAAGTGGGAGGAGGTCTTTATCTTTCAGATACCAAAATCACTTCCATACCTGATAACTTACAAGTAGGAAAATTTCTTTCTCTTAGAAATACCCCACTTGCTAAAAAGTATTCTGAAGAAGAAATTAGAAATATGATACTAGATACAGGAGGTTACGTAAAAAGAAATATTTATGCCTAACATCTACAACTTTTTCAAATTTCTAGAAAAGAAGAAAGGAACTAAAACTCCTATTGAAGCGAAACTCCTCTATGCTCCCGAGGAAATAACTGATGAGGATTTGAATGTGGAAGGAGATCTTAATCTTAGAAATACCCCAATCACCTCCCTACCTGATAATTTACAAGTAGGAGGAGGTATCAATCTTTCAAACACCAAAATCACCTCACTACCTAATAATTTAAAAGTAGGAGGATATCTTACTCTTACAAATTTAAAAATCACCTCCCTACCTGATAACTTAAAAGTAGGAGGTAATCTTATATTAAGTCATAGTAAAATCAGCTCCATCCCTAATAATTTAAAAGTAGGAAGATCTCTTTATCTTAGAAATACCCCACTTGAAGTACTATATTCTGAAAAAGAAATTAGAAATATGATAGAGAAAAAAGGAGGATATGTAAAAGGAGAAATTTATGGAGTCGACTAACATATACAACTTATTCAAATTTCTAGAGAAGAAGAAAGGAACTAAAACTCCTATTGGAGTTAAATTCATCTATGCCCCTGAGGAACTAACTGATGAGGATTTGAATGTAGAAGGATATCTTGATCTTTCACATACCAAAATCACTTCCATACCTGATAATTTAAAAGTAGGAGGAGATCTTGATTTGAGTTTTACCGAAATCACTTCCATACCTGATAATTTACAAGTAGGAGGTAATCTTGATTTATCATATACCAAAATCACCTCTTTACCTGATAATTTGGAAGTAGGAGGAGATCTTGGTTTAGCAGTTACCAAAATCACCTCCCTACCTGATAATCTACAAGTAGGAGGTAATCTTATGTTAAATCATCTTAAAATCAGCTCCATCCCTAATAATTTAAAAGTAGAAAAATCTCTTTTTCTTCCAAATACCCCACTTGCTAGAAAGTATTCTAAAGAGGAAATTATAAAAATGTTACTAGATAAAGGAGGGTATTTTAAAGGAAATATTTATGTCTAATATCTACAAAATCTTTGAACTATAGTTTGGTGATTTAATCTCTTATCACTATATTTAGTCTATTATTAACCTTAAAATTAATTATGGACTTAAATCAGATCAAATCAAAATTAGCTTCCATGCAACAGCCACAAGGTGGCACGAGAGAGAAGCGCGACTTTACTAAGATCTTCTGGAAACCAAGAGAAGAAGGTAAGTATCAAATCAGGATTGTTCCTTCCAAGAACAACAAAAACAACCCATTCCAGGAAGTATTTGTGCATTATGGAATTAACAAGTATCCTATGTTCTCCCTTACAAATTGGGGTGAAAAAGATCCTATTGTAGAGTTTGCAAAGCAACTTAGAACAACTTCCGATAAGGAAAATTGGCAACTCGCCAAAAAACTCGATCCAAAAATGCGTGTATACGCTCCTGTAATCGTCCGTGGAGAGGAGGATAAAGGAGTCCGTATGTGGGAATTTGGAAAAGAGATTTACATGCAGCTGTTAGGTATTGCAGATGATGAGGATTACGGAGATTTTACTGACGTGAATGAAGGACGTGATTTTACTGTTGAAGCCGTTAGAGGTGAAATTGCAGGTAGAATGGGTCTTAAAACTTCAATCCGTGTAAAGCCAAAAGTAACCACTTTGTCTGACAATCCTACACAAGTAAGTCAGTTTTTGACTGAACAGCCTGATGTTTTGGAAAATCAACGTAAATATTCTTTTGAGGATATGAAGACTATCCTTCAGAATTGGTTGAATCCTGAAACCCAAGAGGATGAGGGTGATATTATTTCTGAAAAATCAGATGATTTTGATGGAGACTCTAAGACAAATTATTCTCTTAACAAGAAGGAATCAAAGGCTGATCAGTTTCAGAAAATGTTTGACGATGATGATCTCCCATTTTAATTTATGGCTAAGAGAAAAAACGCTTCACTTACAGCTGCAGTAAGTGATGAATTGAAGAAAAACTTCGATATCAATAAGTTTAAGACCCAGAAGGGTCTTGGAGGTAACGTAAAGTTTAAACCCCAAAAATGGGTACCTCTTTCGGATGCGTTTCAACAAACTACATCCGTCCCCGGAATACCCTTAGGACACATTGTGCTCCTAAGGGGCCATTCCGATACAGGAAAAACTACTGCTCTGATTGAAGCAGCAGTCTCAGCTCAAAAAGCTAAAATCCTCCCAGTGTTCATCATCACAGAGATGAAATGGAATTGGGAACACGCCATGCAAATGGGCCTCAAAGTCGAAGAGGTATGGGATGAAGAAACCGGGGAACTTATTGATTATCGAGGTAATTTCTTGTATGCAGATAGAGAAACCCTCAACACAATCGAAGATGTTGCTGTCTTTATTGCAGATTTGATAGACGAACAAAAGAAAGGTAACCTCCCATATGACCTTATGTTCTTGTGGGATTCAATTGGATCCGTTCCTTGTGAAATGTCTGTTAAATCAAATAAAAACAACAACGAATGGAATGCAGGTGCAATGTCAACTCAATTTGGAAACAATATTAACCAGAGAATTACATTGTCCCGTAAAGAATCATATCCATACACTAATACTTTAGTTTGTATTAATAAGGTATGGACAGCAAAAGCAGAATCACCTATGGGGCAACCCAAACTAATGAATAAAGGTGGATTTGCTATGTGGTTCGATTCTACATTCGTTGTAACATTTGGCAACATTGCAAACGCTGGAACCTCTAAAATTAAAGCTATTAAAGATGGTAAACAAGTAGAATTTGCTAAACGTACTAACCTACAAATTGATAAAAACCACATTAATGGCATTACCACCAGAGGTAAAATCGTTATGACCCCACACGGATTTATACTTGACGATGATAAACAAATTAAAAAGTATAAAGATGAACACGCTAAAGAATGGAGTAAAATTCTTGGGGGAGTAGACTTTGATGTTGTAGAAGAGGATAGTACCTTCGAACCCGAAGTTATACATAACCAAGAACCTGATTAATGCAAAAGGAAGACCTTCTTAAGATGTTAGATGATGTCAAGGAGGGAGCAGAAGCTCCCTCTTTGCAACAAGAAAGAGTAGTTTTAATAGATGGACTAAATCTATTTTTTAGAAATTTTGCAATGTTAAACTTTGTTAATAAAGACGGAGTGCACATTGGAGGTTTAGGTGGTTTTTTAAGGTCACTAGGGACTTTAATTAACACACTACACCCAACAGAACTCTATATAGTGTTCGATGGAATGGGTTCTACTCAAAATCGTAAAAACCTAGTTTCAGAATATAAAACAAACCGAAACATTACCAGAATCACAAACTGGGAGATTTTCGAAAATCTAGAAGACGAACACGATGCAAAACTCGATCAAATCTCTAGATTAACTTATTATCTGAGATGCCTCCCAGCTAAAACAGTAGCTTTAGATAAAGTGGAAGCAGACGACATTATAGCTTATCTATCGAAAAAGCTAGCAAAAGAATACAATTCAAATGTATTTATTGTCTCCTCAGATAAAGACTTTATTCAACTTGTAGACGATAATATTACTGTGTATCGTCCCATAGAAAAAGATTTTTATACTAAAGAAACAGTAAATGAAAAATTTGGGATTCCTGCTGAAAACTTTATCCTATATAAAACCCTTATTGGGGATAATTCTGATAATATTAAAGGTATCAAAGGAATTGGACCTAAAGGCGTTATAAAGCGATTCCCCCAATTAGCAACGGAGGTTATGTCTTTGGATCAGCTCATTGATATAGCAACTGAAAAACACAAAGACAACGTAGTATATTCACGTATAGTGTTTGAAGAAGATAATTTAAGAAAAACACATAAAGTTATGGATCTCCATAATCCTATGTTATCGTCATTAGACGAACAATACTTAGATCAATTAGTTTTGGAAAAAACACCCAATTTGGAAGCTCAAACATTTTTGAAATTTTACCATGAAGACGATATGCGTCATCTTATCAAGAATGTAGAGTTTTGGATTAACAATACGTTTAAAATTTTAAATAGTTATAATAGTGACTCTCAATAACATCAATCAATATGGAACAGCATTTCAAACAAAAGTTATTGCTGCTCTTTTAAATGATAAAAGTTTTTTAATTAATATACATGATATTCTAAGTGATGAATATTTTGAAGCTCAATCAGCAAAGTGGATTATAAACGAATCCCTCGCTTATTTTTCAAAATATCATTGCCCTCCTACAATGGAGGTGCTGGCTGTAGAGCTTAAAAAACTTAAAAATGAGGTTGTACAAATCTCAATTAAAGAATTGCTTCACTCAGCATACCAAGCCTCAGAAAAGGATTTGGATTATGTTAAAGAAGAATTTTTTAACTTCTGTAAAAATCAACAACTTAAAAAAGCACTTTTATCCTCTGTAGATCTCCTACAAGCAGGTGATTACGATGCAATTAGGTATCTAGTAGACAGTGCTTTAAAATCAGGTCAAGATAAAAATATAGGACATGAGTATAATAAAGACTTGGAATCAAGGTATAGACAAGATCAAAGATCAATTGTACCAACCCCTTGGAATGAATTTAATGAACTTTTGCAGGGTGGTCTCGGAAATGGAGATCTTGGTCTACTATTTGGTTCTCCTGGAGGTGGTAAGAGTTGGTCGCTCGTTGCTTTAGGTGGACATGCTGTAAAAATGGGTTACAATGTAATTCATTACACTCTAGAATTACGAGAAGATTATGTTGGTAAACGATACGATTCATTCTTTACCCAAATCCCAGTAAATGAAATTCACACCCATAAAGAAAAAGTACAAGAGGTTACTGATAAACTACAAGGTAATCTTATTATCAAGCAGTTCCCAACAGGTAAAGCTACTATTTCAACTTTAGAGGCTCATATTGAAAAATGTATCAACCAAGAAATTACACCAGACTTGGTTATTATTGACTATATTGACCTTCTAAGAAGTAAAAAGAATACTCGTGAACGAAAAGATGAAATTGATGATATTTATATTGGAACTAAAGGGTTAGCTGCTCAATTAGATATTCCAATATGGTCCGTCTCGCAAGTTAATAGAGCCGGTGCTAAGGATGATATCATTGAGGGTGACAAGGCTGCCGGTTCCTACGACAAAATTATGATTACTGATTTTGCCGTCTCATTGTCAAGAAAGAAAGAAGACAAACAGAACGGTACGGGGAGACTTCATATTATGAAAAATAGGTATGGAATGGATGGTATGACATTTGGAGCACAAATTGATACAGGGATAGGTAAATTCGAACTAGTTGACCTAGATTCAATTCCTACCCCTCCTTCATCTACCCCTGATGCTAATGGTTTTTCTCAAGCAGATAAAGAACATCTTAATAATCAATTTTTTAACTTAAATAATGAGTAAAAAAGATATAACTAAAGAACGTATTGTATACAAGCCATTCGAGTATCAAAAAGCAGCAGACTATTGGCTTAAACAACAACAAGCACATTGGCTTCATACAGAAGTCCCTATGATGTCTGATATAAATGATTGGAAACAAAATTTAACAGACACAGAAAAAAATATTGTGGGTTC